TGAAAGAAAAGACCGCGCAGGGGTCGTGAAATCTTTTTTTTGGCTGAACTGGTTTAGGTTTGGCCGAGCGCGCAGGAGCGCAACAGAGCAGACAGGAGCAGAGAGAGCAGAATGGGAAAAATAGGGGCAAAGCAGGTCGTGAAGATAGCCGACCTCAAGCCGTACGAGCGAAATGCACGAACGCATAGCGCGGAACAGGTCGAACAGATCGCGGCGAGCATCAAGGAGTTCGGGTTTATCTCGCCTGTGCTAATTGACGAAGCCAACAACGTCATCGCAGGACACGGCAGACTGATGGCAGCCGAGAAACTCGGTATGGAAAGCGTTCCGTGCCTGCGCATCGAGGGACTGACCGAGGAACAGAGGCGTGCGTATATCCTCGTCGACAACCGGCTGACAGAACTCGGTGGGTGGGACGCTGACATTCTGCTCGGCGAACTCGAAGCATTAAAGGACGCGGATTTTGATATAGACCTTACTGGGTTTGAGATAGACTTCGGCGAACCATCGGTTTTGGTGGCCGAGGACGACGAGTATGGCGACATCGACAAGATGGAGGCGCACTACGGTGTGCCATACCAAGGGAACAAATCACGTATCGCTGACCGCATAATTGCTATCCTGCCTGCAGGCGAACGCCTCGTTGATCTGTTCGGCGGCGGTGGTGCTATAACGCACGGCGCGATGCTCTCAAACAAGTGGCACTCGTTTTTGTATAACGACTTAAACGAGGATATAACCAGCTTGTTTTTAGACGGAGTATATGGCAAGTATCACGACGAGCGGCGCGTAATCACTCGGGAACAGTTCGATGCCGAAAAAGACACGGACGCGTATATCAAGTATATATGGTCGTTCGGGAACGCAGGCAAGCAGTACCTGTGGGGCAAGCACATCGAGGATATAAAGTGTACGGCGTGCCACGCTCTGCTTGATGAAACGCTTAACGAGAGGCGGCTCGCCTATGTCCACTTCGTTCAGCAGTTAAAAGAAACGCCAGATCCTACGCCGAACCGTTTGGCTCCTCTGGAACGGTTGCAGGCTTTGACCCAGCTCGAAGCGTTGCAGAGGCTCGAAGCGTTGCAGAGGCTCGAAGTATCAAACATCGATTACCGCGATTATGAGTATCGCGACGGCGACGTCGTTTATTGCGATGTTCCTTATGAAAAGGTCGGCACAAACAAGTGCGACGATTATGGGGGCGTTTTTAATTCGCTTGAGTTTTACGAGTGGGTAAAGACGCGACCGTACCGCGTGTTCTTCTCCTCTTATGAGATAACGGACGCCAGCTTTTACAAGAAAAAAGTCAAATCCGTTATGAGCCTGTTCGGGGCAAACACAAACGGCCAAAAAGTCAACGAGTACCTGTATAGTAACCGGCCGTTCGAGGAGGGAAACGCAAATGGCTAAAAAGACACTACAAGAGCAGGCCGAGGAACTACTCGTTAAAGCCGAGGAGCGCGGCGTCCAGTCGAACTTCTTCTTCGTGACGACCTTTAAGAGGTACCAAGTGCAGATGCGCATACTGGCCGACCTCGAGAAAGCGATCGCGGAGCACGGCGTGACGATGGAAAAGGAATACGGAACCGGCCGCAAGAACCTCGTCGCCTCGCCAGCGATCGCAGAGTACAACAAAACGGCCACGGCCGCGAACGGCACGGTCACGACGCTGATGAACATCATCAAGTCGATACCTGCCGAGGATAGCGGCCAGAACCTCGCGGACATTATGCAGGGACTGATGGCCGATGAATAATTACATATACGAATACTACCAAGGCATCAGCGACGGCACGATAGCGGTCGGCAAATGGGTGCGGATGTGGTACGAGTATATCGTGCAGGGCCTCGAGCGTGGGGCCTTTTATTATGAGCCGAAACGCGCCAAGGCGGTCATCGTATTTGCGGAGAACTTCTGCCGCCACCACGAGGGCGTGCTCGCGCCGCAGCTCATCAAACTGGAACTCTGGGAAAAGGCGTTCCTGTCGGTCATCTTCGGCATCGTAGACGCGCAGGGCAACCGCCAGTTCCGCGAGGTCATAATGATAGTCGGCCGCAAGAACGGCAAGACCTTGCTGGCGGCGATCATCGCGGCGTATATGGCCTTTATGGACGGCGAGTACGGCGCACGCATCTATATGGCCGCGACCAAACTGGAGCAGGCGAACCTGTGCTTCGATGCGTTTTACCAGATGGTCATCAAGGAGCCGAGGCTCGAGGAACTGGCCCACAAACGCAGGAGCGACATCGTCATAGCGGCCAGCAATACGACCATCAAGCCGCTCGCGTTCAACGCCAAGAAAAGCGAGGGCCTGAACATCCATCTGGGCGTCTGCGACGAGATCAGTTCGTGGCAGGGCGACGCAGGCCTCAAGTTCTACGAGGCCCTCAAGTCGTCACAAGGCGCACGTCGCCAGCCGATGCTTTTAAGCATCACGACCGCAGGATATATAACCGGCGGCATATACGACGAGCTGATGATGCGTGCAACGCGGACCCTGCTCGGCGATAGCGCAGAGGAACGCCTCGCGCCTTTTTTATATGTCATAGACGACCCGACAAAGTGGAACGACATCAACGAACTGCGGAAGTCGATGCCGAACCTCGGCGTGTCCGTATCGGTGGACTACCTGCTCGAGGAGATACGCATCGCGGAGGGTTCGCTCTCTAAAAAGGCCGAGTTCCTAACGAAGTACTGCAACATCAAACAGAGCAGCGCACAGGCGTGGCTGCCTGCGGTTGCGGTAGAGGCCTGCTGCGGCGAGCCGTTACGCTTCGAGGACTTCCGCGACTGCTACTGCGTGGCTGGAATAGACCTTTCTCGTAGTGTCGATTTGACCGCCTGCACTGCAGTCGTCCAAAAGGGCGAGGAATTGTACGTGTTCGCGCAGTTCTTCCTGCCCTCCGCAAGGCTCGAGGAGGCGATGGCACGCGACGGCCTGCCGTACAACATCTACGCGCAGCGCGGCCTACTGACTTTATCGGGCGACAACTTCGTGGATTACAACGACTGCTTCGCGTGGTTCCGCAGGCTGATCGAGCAGTACAGGATATATCCCTTGCAGGTCGGGTACGACCGCTACTCGTCAACCTACCTTATCCACGATATGGAGGCATATGGGTTCCACTGCGACGACGTTTTCCAAGGGTTCAACCTCACACCAGTCATTCGCGAGTTCGACGGCATCCTCCGCGACGGTCACGTCCACATCGGCGACAACGACCTGCTGAAGATACACCTGCTCAACGCGGCCCTCAAACAGGACGCAGGCACCGAGCGCGTCAAACTCGTCAAGATACAACAACAGAACCACATCGACGGAACGGCGGCACTCCTTGATGCCTTTACCGTCCGCCAAAAGCACTGGCCCGAGATCGGTGGGCAACTCCTAAACACAGGGAGGTAAACATTGAGTTTATTCGACAAGTTATTCGGCAGGGAGGCGCAAGCCGAACCGCCACGGCGTGAAGAACACGTATTCAAACTGCTCGACGGCTACAGGCCTGTTTTCCACTCGTGGGGCGGCGAACTGTACGAGCAGGAACTCGTTCGTGCGGCGGTCGACGCCAAGGCACGACACATCAGCAAACTCGACGTCAAGGTCATAGGCTCCGCGAAGCCTGCCCTGCGTAACCGGCTCGCGCTCGGGCCGAACGCGTGGCAGACGTGGGGCCAGTTTCTTTACAGGGCCGAAACGATCCTCGAGCTGCAGAACAACCTCATCATCGCGCCTGTCATCGACGAGAGCGGCGAAACGACTGGCATTTATCCGCTATTCTACCGCAACGTCGAACTGGTGGCCTATAAGGACGAGCCTTGGGTCCGCATCGAGTTCCACAACGGCGAGCGCGTGGCCATCGAACTGCGGCGCGTGGGCATAATGACGCGTTACCAGTACCGCAACGACCTGTTCGGCGAAAGCAACCGCGCCTTGCATCCTACGATGGAACTCATCGACATACAGAACCAAGGCATCGAGGAGGGCGTCAAGTCGGCGGCCACGTTCCGCTTTATGGCGACGCTGGCCAACTTCAGCAACGACGCGGACCTCGCGAGAGAACGCGAACGCTTTACAAGTCTAAACATCCGCAGCGCGGACGCAGGCGACGTTCTGCTCTGGCCGAACACCTACAAGGACATCCAGCAGATCAAGAGCACGCCGTTCATCGTAGACGCGGATCAGATGACCCTCATCAACAAGAACGTCTACGACTACTTTGGCGTCAACGAGGACATCCTGCAGAACAAGGCCATCGGCGACGCGTGGTCCGCGTTCTACGAGGGTGCTATCGAGCCGTTCAGCATCCAGTTCAGCGACGTCGTGACCAAGATGCTCTTTACCCAGCGCGAGCGCGAACTCGGCGCACGAGTGGTCGCCACATCGAACCGCCTGCAGTATATGAGCAACCAAGACAAACTGAACGTGTCCGCACAGTTAATGGACCGTGGCCTTTTAAGCATCAACGAGGCACGCGAAATCTGGAATATGCCGCCTGTTGAGAACGGCGACGTGCGGATCATACGCGGCGAATACTATAACGCCGACGAGAAAACGGCCGTCCTGCCAAGCGAGGACGAGGAGGCAAACGAATGAAAGACTACAACGAACTAATCGAGAAGCGCATCGCGGACGGCAGAGAGTACCGCAATATGGAACTCCGCGCCTCTGGCAACGCAGGCGACGAGATGATCGTGGAGGGTTATGCCACCACGTTCAACGAACCCTACCTGCTCTGGCAGGAGGACGGCTACCGCGTATTTGAACAGGTGGACCGTGATGCGTTTACCGGCTGCGATATGAGCGACGTGATTATGCAGTATAACCACGAGGGCCGTGTGTTCGCTCGTATGAGCAACGGAACTCTGTCCTGCACGCCAGACGACCACGGCCTGCTCACAAGGGCAGCACTCGGCGGCACCGAGATCGGCCGCCAGCTTTACGACGAGATCAAGGGCGGCTACACCGACCAGATGTCGTTTGGCTTCACGGTAGCGGAGGACACTCGCGAGATCAACGAGAATGCCGAAACCAAGGAAGTCGAAATCCTGCGCACCATTAAGCGCATCAAAAAACTGTATGACGTTAGCGCGGTAAGCATTCCAGCGAACCCTGCTACCAGCATAGCGGCTCGCACCTACGGCGAGGGAGCCATCGCCGAGGCAAAAGCGGAGCGACAGAGAGCCGAGGAAGAACGTATCTCTAAACAGAAGTTAATCGCATTGATTAACCTTTAGGAGGCAACCAATGGATTATTCCGTACAGGAAATGGAAACCCTCGAAACCAGACTGGCCGAAATCAAGGCCGAGGCGACCGAGGAAAGAAGCCTCGAGGAACTGACCGCGCTCAAGGACGAAAAGACCGCCATCGAAGCGGAGATCGCCAAGCGCAAGGCAGACGAGGCTGAACGGCGCGAAATGGCGGCAGCGATCGCCACGGACGTCGCGCCTGTAGAAGTTATCACAGAAACCAAAAGCGAGGAAAGAACCAAGATGGAAAACATCGAAATCCGTGACACCAAGGCGTATATCGACGCCTACGCAAACTACATCAAGAACAACGACGACACCGAGTGCCGTTCCCTGCTGACCGAGAACGTCAGCGGCACCGTACCTGTGCCCTCTTTCGTCTATGACATCGTCAAGACCGCGTGGGAGCGCGACGAGATCACTCGCAGAGTTCGCAAGGCCTACCTCAAGGGCAACCTCAAGGTCGGCTTCGAGATCAGCAGCGACGGTGCAACCATCCACACCGAGGGACAGAGCGGCGTAGCAGAGGAAAGCCTCGTGCTCGGCGTCATCAACCTCATTCCGCAGAGCATCAAGAAGTGGATCTCCATCAGCGACGAAGTCTACGATATGCGCGGCGAGGAGTTCCTGCGTTACATCTATGACGAAGTGACCTACCAGATCGCGAAAAAGGCAGCCAACGCCCTGATCGACAAGATCATCGCCTGCGGTACCGTCAGCACGACCACGCAGGTCGCGGTTCCTGTTATCAGCACGACCGCAGTCGGCCTCGGCACCGTGGTCA